CTGGTACCGGCGGAGACCCTTCAGCAGATCGCCAGTGAACTGGCCATGAAAAAGCTCGCCTTCCAGCAGCAGGTGCAGGCGCTTGGCGCCGCCGACATCAAGAAAATGGCGCAGGCGGCGAAGCTGCCCAAGTACCAGTGGGCGACGAAAGACGAACTGGTTACGCTGATGACGGAGACATCGCCGGCCAAGCTCGACCCGGTGAAGGCGTCCATCGCCGACAAATGGGCGAAGTGGGATGCCGCGCAGAAGGCGAAGAAAGCAGGCGCGGTCACGGCCCAGGCGCAGCAACAGGCTCAGCAGGCAGCACAGGCCGCGGCCGCGCAGGCGAAGTCCGTGCTGGAGGCCAAACTTGCCGCCGTCCACTATCCGAATCTAGCCTTCGACGGGGCGCTGGATGGATATGTCACGGCGCTGCAGGAAGCGAAAGCGGTGCTGATGACGCAGGGGAGCCTGCTGGCGCCGGAGGAGCTGGCGCAGTATGCCGCCAAGGTGCAACTGCTCACCGAGTGGGGTGCGCAATCGCTCGGGGTGGAAAAGGTCAACACCCTCAAAGCGTTGGCGAAGGCCAAAAAGATTCCGAACTGGGCCTTCGCCAACAAAGAGCAGCTCATCACCTTGCTGTCGTCGGCGGATGACGCCGCCAAGCAGGACGTGCTACAGACGCTGGCCGTCAAGGTGGCGGGATACGGCAAGGCGGTGCCCAAGCTGAAAAGCGGCCCGGCGCTGGCGGCGGACCTCGCCCAGCCCGGCACGCCGACGGTGTCGCTGAACACCACCAGTTACGCATCAGTTGATGCAGCGTGGACGCGGGTCGTCACCCGCCCGGAGCGCCACTTCACCTTCGTGCGCGACGCCCGCGATCTCGGCGGGGTTCACCCGAAAAGCCTCTATCGCGACCCGGATGGCAGCGAGTGGCTCTTCAAACCGCTGGGGAAAGCGTCGGACGCCTATATCGCCGATGCCGACGAGATGACGTATCGCGTCTCGCGGCTGGTCGACCCCCACGCCATCGAAGTGCGGAAAGTCACCCTCAATGGGCAGGTCGGCACCATCCAGCGCATGAAGACGGGGGTGCAGGCGCCGAAGGATTTCGATGGCATCGACGTGACGGCCATTGCGCCGGAGGAACTGGCGCAGCTGCAGCAACACCACGTGCTCGACTGGCTCCTCTCCAATCATGACGCGCACAGCGCCAATTTCCTGCGCCTGCAAGACGGCTCGGTGGTGGCCATCGACCGCGCGCAGGCCTTCAAGTATTTCGGACGCGACCGACTGGATATCGGCTACAACCCGAACAACCTGCCGGAGCACCCGACGACCCTCTACAATGCCATCTTCGGCCAGGTGAAGAACAAGAAGATGACCGTTGACCCGCACCATACGCTGGCGGCCATCGAACGCATCGAAGCCATCGATGATGCCGAGTATTTGGCCTTGCTGCGGCCGTATGCGCAGGGGCGCCCAGGTGACACCGAAGTGTTCCTGCAGGCGGCGCTGGCGCGCAAGCATGCGCTCCGGGCCGATTTTGAGCGGTTCTACGGGGAGGTGCTCGGTGAGAAGGACTTCCGCTTCGCCACCCTGAAACCGGCGCAGGCGGGCACTGGGAAGGTGCTTCCCAAATCCATCGAAGCAACGGTGGACGAGGTATTGGCGAGTGAGTCCTGGCAGGGGGTGGCCATCCCCTTCGACACCGACATGGTGGAAGACCTACAACTGCACCTTGCGGTGGAAGCTCTTACCGGGCGGCGCGGGAAGGTGGACTACCGCACCGTGTGCCGGCTGAAGCTGCGTCCGGACAAGCAACAGCGGGTATTGGACGCCATTGACGCCGCTCGGCGCGGTGTGAGCACGGTGCCGCAGGTCGGCGAGGCCCTGGCGGAAGATACCTTCTACGCGCGCATCCTGGACGGGGTGAAAACCGTCAACGCTCACCTGAATATGGGCAACCGCAACTTCAATCAGACGCGCCTGCAGGGGGCACTCGATTGCGAGCCGGCGTTGCGGACGCTGCTAGCCTCCGACCGTGTGGAAGTCCGGGACATGGCTGCACATTATCTGACCATCATCGACGAACTGACCGTCTATGCGCGCGGCGGCGTGACGCCGGCAGGATCGGTGTCGCAGTTGGAGCCCTTCCGCGTGCTGGCCGGTCGCGTCAGCGCGCCGTCCGCGGCGAAAGCGCCGGCCTTCCGGGTGACGGAGAGCGCCATTCGCATGGACCAGCGGCAGATCACGGACGGGAAGATCGTGCTGAAGGGCACCGACAAGCGGCCTGGCCAACTCTTCGGCGGGGAGCGCTCGCAGAAACTCCCCAAGGAGGGACGGCAGTATACCCTCGAATTCGATGATGGCACGACCATCCGCATTCGTCCCTTCTCCACGGACCCGTATGATGAACATTATGTGCGGCCCGGGCAAAACTACTACGGCCTGGCGGGCGATATCGAGGTCATCCTGCCCGGGCGCGGCGGCCCCAAGCAGATCGAGGGGCTGTTTGAAAAGCTGGAGCAACTCGGCATCCCGGCCAGCGTGGCGCCGCCTGAGTATCAGGAATACCTGTACCTGCATCAAGTGGCGGTGGTGAATCGTCTCCCCCAGGATGATGCTGCCTACAAACAGCTCATGCGGCAACTCGACCAGCGCAATGCCCCCATCACCGAGCGCGTGGAGCGGATGGTGCAGTATTGGAATGGACGCCTCGGGGTGGAAGACGTGCGCAAACTGCCGCGCTACAACCCCGCCGGCATCTACCAGTACGACACGCGGCGTCGGCGTGTCGGGGAGCCGATTGGCTATCGCCGCAGCGAGCGCTTTGATCTGGATGTCGGCAAGGAGATGCGCGGCTACCATCTCATGCACCAGATCGTCGGGGAAGATGCCGATGCCTATGTCACCATGGTCGACCTGGCGTTGTCGCATAATGGGTCGCTGCTCTCCACCACGGAAAAGTTGCGCATTGGCCTGAAACCCGGCGGCATGTCCCCGGAAGCGGATATCGCCTCGGGGGGCGCCAACTACGTCTTCACCCGCTGGCGGCCCGACCCGCGCGGGGCGAAATCAAAGCGGGAGATGGGCTTTTACCTGAAGCCGAGTGTCGCCCAGCGCACCGACACCATCGTCTATGAAACGGACCATTACGGGCGCTGCCACGGGGATCATGTGGTGCGCAAGCACGTGGCGGCTCCGGCGCAGTGGAAGCGGATTGCCGAGACCAGCAGTAATAACGAGACCATCCTCAAGCACAACGTGACCTTGCTGGACAATCTCGACTGCCTGGTGCTCGATTCTCAAGAGGCCAAGCGGCGGATGCTTGAGGTGTTTCGCAAACACGGCGTGACGGCGCTGCCCGATGGGCGGAAGGTCGACGACATCATTCACGTCATCCCCGGCGCGAAAAGGAGCTATAGCGGATGGTAATGCACCCAGTCATGGCAAGTGATAAGGACAAACCGCAAGAGACGCTGCGGGCGTGTCTGGCGGCCGTCAACCAGCAGGGCGCGGTGGGGACACTGCGCTGGGCGGATGGATTTGCCGTCCCGCTGGGCACCATCGTGCATCTGGCGATGACGCCGATTGTCGGCACGCCGCATATTGCCGTCGTCTATGCGGTCCTCGGTTTCGAGGAGGGGGGCGAGCATCATTCCGGTTATCACGTGCACCAGATCGTCAACTGGAGCGCGGAGGACCCGCCGCTGGAATTCGCGCTCATCGATGATGACGGGCGCTCGCTGGAATTCTCCCTGCTGGTGCCCAAGTGCAGTAGCGAAGACGACGAGCGGATTGCAGATCGTGCGGCCTGGCTGGAACGCCTGCAGGCGAATCCGCAGCGGCGCGATGCTCGGTATCACGATGTCGAGGACGCCCTGACCGCGCAGGCGCGCCGCTGGGCACGCCAGGCGGAACAGGGGGAGTAACCATGCGTGTGCGTTATTTTCTCGAATATGCGCTGGAGCAGGATCAAGCGGATGGGCACCACTACTACCGCCCCATCGGCGTGTGGGCGCGCGGCGACGGCCCGTGGGAGTTGACGATCCTCTACCTGCCGGACGCTGAGATGCGCTGGTTCGACACCCAGCTCTACATCTGCAGCTTCATGGAGCGCGGCGACACCCACTTCCCCGATGACCTGCTGGAGACCTGGATTGCCGGCGTCTCACTGTCTACCGGGGATTGCTCGCGGATTGACGAGACGGAGGCGCCCAACTCGGAGGTGGTGGCGCAACGCCTGCTGGCCATGATCCAGGCGCAGGAATCGCTGCGGGATCCTCCGGTGTCATGACATCCTCGCGAGTGGATTTCCAGCATGCCGTATGGCGCAGTGGGCATGGCGTCATACGGTTTTTTTTGCCTGGATGCCGGCAGCAGGAGAGGGGGCGGAACCGTTGTTGACAGTTTGGGTACGGGCCATATTTAGCCGCGCTGCCAATATAGACATATAGAGGCGCATCACTGTGCCCGTCTTGGATGGAGCATTTGCCCGTGCACACTTTCGCTACTGATCTGGAACGCATCGCCTTCCTGCTGGAAGCGGACGCTGACCTGTGCGGCTTTCTCGGCCTGCAGGCCATCGGCGCCAACCAGGAGCCGGCGGTCGAACTTCCCACCGAGGAACTGCCCGAGGGTGAGCGACCGAAGTATATCACCAACTACATCGGCTCGAAGCAAAAGCTCGTCGAGTGGATCTGGAAGCACACGCCCGACGGCATCGGCTCGGTGCTCGATGCCTTCTCCGGGTCGGCGGTCGTCGCCTACATGTATAAAACGCACGGCCTGCGCGTGGTGGCCAACGACCGGCTGCGCTATGCGTATCATGCCGCGCGTGCGATTGTGGAGAATGCCGGCACGCGCATCAGCAGCGAGGAGTTGAACGCCCTGCTGCAACCCAATGGCAAAGCTGGCACCTTCGTGCGCGATAAATTCAAGGGTCTCTTCTTCGCCGAGGGCGTGCATGCGATCATCGACGGGCTGCGCGTCAATATCGATGCGCTGTCCGGCTACAAGAAAGATATCGCGCTCTTTGCCCTGGGGAAGACCTGCATGTCCGGCAAGGGTGGCTTCGGCCACTTCTCCAGCAGCACCGATTACGGCAAGCGCCAGGACACCCCGGACGAATTCACACAGCGCTTCGCGAAAAATGTCGCGCGCATCAATGCGCTGGTCTTCGACAACGGCAAGGACTGCAAGGCGTATCAAAAAGACATCAACGCCCTGCTCGGTGAGGTGAAGGTTGACCTGGCGTATTTCGATCCGCCGTATGCCACCGAGTTCTCGACCACCAACTACGAGAAGTCCTACCACTTCGTGGAAGGGCTGATGACGTATTGGGACGGGCTGGAGATCGATGAAGACACGAAAACGCACCACTACCATACCGATCACCAGACGGTGACGAAAGCGAACGCCAACGCCTTCTTCACCGCATTCCTGGGGAATGCCACGCATATCCCGCACTGGCTGATCTCGTACCGGGACCATGCCTACCCAAACGAGACGGAGATGCGCAACATTATCGCCGAGGTGGGCAAGCGGAACGTCAGCCTGCGCTCGCACGATCATCACTACTCGATCTCCTCGCGACATGGCGATGCCTCCAACGCGAAGGAGTACCTGTTCATCTGCGCGAGTCAGCATGGCGCCCAGGCTGATACCGAATCCGATGGTTTGATGGCCACCGGCGAGGACGACCTGGCGCTGCTCGGTTGCCTGGCGGGCGCCGACACCGACGACCCGATCCGCGTCACCGGCTACATGGGCTCAAAATACGTCATGCTCGGCTGGATCGCCAAACAGGTGCCTGCCGGCGCGAAATCGGTGCTCGACGCCTTCAGCGGAGGGGCGAACGTCGCCTACCACCTGAAGCGCCAGGGCTTGCAGGTCTTTGCCAATGATCTGCTGCGCTATCCCTACCACCTGATCCGAGCGGTGGTGGAAAACAGCGCCGAGACCTTGTCCGACGAGGACATCGACCGCATTTTGGCGCCCAACGCCGATGCCGGCGATTTCATCGTGCGCACGTTTCACGGGTTTTATTACAGTAAGCCTGTTCTCGCCTGGCTGGATCAGGTGTGGGCCAACATCCAAAAGTTGCCCGGTTATAAGAAAGACCTGGCATTGGCGGCACTCGGTACCACGGTGAAAGCCAAGTCGGCCTTTGGGCAGTTCAACCGCTCGAAGAAAAATGCCAAAGCCGATGTGGACTCCGGCGGCATGATGGCCGACGCCGGCCTATCCAACTCGCAGTTGACCAACGTGCCGGTGTCCGAATTCGTCGCCACCTTCCGCGCGACGGCCAAACGGCTCAACGGCCTGGTCTTTGATAACGGCACTGCCTGCAAGGCCTTCAACCTGGATGCCGTCGACGCGGTACGCAAGCTCGGCGCCGATGTGCTCTATCTCGACCCGCCGTATGTCACCGAGTTCGGCACCAATGATTACGAGAATGATTTGCATTTCGTCGAGGGGCTGATGACGCGCTGGGCGGATAAGCAGTTGCTGGAGAATGGCCGGCGCAGCTATCCCTCGCGCACCCGGTTCAGCAAAGAGACGATGCAGGCACTGATGGAAGCGCTGGCGCGGGAGTCGCGCGGCAAGTATGCCACCGTGCTGCTCTCCTACCGTGACAAGGCTTTCCCAAGTGAAGACGAGATCGGACGCATCTTCGGTGAGCATTACGGCCTGGTGCGCAAGAAGGCGATGGACGTGGAGTATAACATCGCCCGCACCTATGGCACCGGCGGGCAGTTCGCCAAAGAATTGCTCTTCGTCTCGTCGAAGCCGCGGCAGACGGCGAAATCCGCGCAGGCTGACGCCATGCCCGCCAACTGCCATACCAGCGTGCCTGTGGACCTGATCCTGACCAGTGCGGGCCAGACCAGCGTGCCGGGGACGGGCGATCCGCGCTTCACCTGCATTCTCTGCCGGGTGGGCACCAACAAGAACGGCGACCACTTTACCGCCGAGGAATTAGCCGCGCGCTGCGTGACCGCGGTCAATAAAAAGATCGACCTCAAGCACTCGCAGGATGTGACGGACATCGTCGGCGGCATCGTCTCCTCCGACTATGTCGAGGATGAGGCGGGGGGTCGCGTGGAGTGTGTGGGCGAGTTGTTCGTGCAGGATGCGCCCAACGCCCCGCTGGCCTACAAGCTGATGAAGACCGGCATCATCGCCCAGGTGTCGATGGAGTGCGACTACACCGAGGGCGAGTGCTCGATCTGTGGCAAGCGCGCCCAATCGAAAAACGACTACTGCCTGCATCTCCGCAAGTACAAAGGCGGCGACTTTCAGGGGCAGCCGGTCTACGAAATACTGCACGGCGTGACGTTCACCGGCCTCGGTCTGCTGGACCGGAAAGGCGCGGATGAGAACGCGCGCATCACCCAGGTGGCCTCCCAGGGGGCCGGAATTTCGGAAGGAGCAGCAATGGACGAACCGATCCACGACGCGGCCGCGAACGAGGCGGCCAAGAAGAACACCGCCCCCGAGGGGGGCGGCACGCCGCCGGCCAATGACGCCGAGCGCGTGAAGGCGCTGGAGAAAGAGAACCAGCAGCTCAAGCAGCAGGTGGTCGACCTGCAAAAGCAGGTGGATGAACTGCTGGCCGCGCAGAAGGCTGCCGCCAACCGGGCGAAGGCGCAAGCGCTGGTACGAAAACTCGAGCGCCAGGGACTGAAATTCGGCACCGACGAGGAGAAGGATGCCGAAATCGGGCGGCTGGCCGGCCTGTCTGATGAGGCCTTTGCCGCCAGTGAAGCGGCCTACGGCCGCCTGGCACAGGCGCTGCCTGGCAAAGCCGATGCGGGGGACAAAACCCGCCAGGCCGACACCGCCGACTGCGGCTGCGACACCGCGAAAGCCGCCGACGGGACGCCGCCGCTGCGTACCGACGCCGGCGTGCGCCCGCTCACCGTCGACGACCACAGCGACTCGCTGGAGGATCAGCTCAAGCAAGGCTTCCAGCAAGCGTATGACGAGCGCCTGGCCCGGATGAAGGGCTGAGAGGAGACGAGATCATGGCGTATATCACGCCCAATCACCAGGGCCTGTGCTACGGCGACGGCTACCTGTCCGGGGCCGGCAGCCTGGGGCAGGTGGTGCGCATCAGCGACCACGATACCTTCGTGGTGAACACCGACCCGACGATGGCCAGCTTCGGTATCCTGGCCAAGGACTATGCCAACGGCCAGATGCCCGGCATCTACTGCAACGGCGGGTGCGCCAGGTAGGCAAACACGTGATTGCGTTTGCCGTAAGCTGGCGATTTTCCTGTGAGGTGCAAGACCTTACGCCCCACGCGCCGTTACGCGGGGGGACAAGCAAATCGGTGAGGGGAGCAGGGTGCCTCCTGCAAACCATAAATCAGCAGAACCGATTAAAGCCGGGGAACACGCGACTTCCGACGCGTGGATTCGCCCGGTGAGCGAATCTGTCATGGATAGGCATACGAACCGACGTTGACACCTCGTTAGAGCAGTAACCCTGCCAACGCGGAAGTGGGCAGGGCAGCCGACAGGCTGGTGGAGTGCTGGTGTCCTGGCCTCCAAGGAGACCGGGGGCGAGAGTGAATCTCTCGTCAGCGAAAGGACGAGTTACGGTGTTCTTTCGTCAGAGTCCACACGGGGAACAGTCGGGTCCTAAAACAGATCAGGGAAAATCGTCGGAACCTGGGAACCTACGCATGGCTCCCAAATATGGGTGACTAAGGCGACTGGTGATCGCCATGCGTGGGGGCAGAGCCCTCGTAGTAGTCAGAGGACGGGAAAGCCGTCCACACGGCGAAGGGGGGCAGGGATATGGGGAGCAAGCAGGAGGGAGACGCTATGTCCATCTCGGTGAATACCGGGGTTATCCTCGACATGCAGCGCAAGCTATATCGTTGGAGTCGGAACGACCAAACGAAAGTCTTCTCCGACCTGTTCAATCTGGTGTGCGACCGGCGCACGCTCAAAATTGCCTGGGAGAAGCTTTGCCGTAATGCCGGCAGCCGTACCGCAGGCATCGATGGGTTAAACCGGCGCAAGATCGAAGATCGGCCCGGTGGTGTTGAGCAATTTCTCGAGGAAATACGCGAGGAATTGCGCTCCGGAACTTATGCGCCCCAACCAGTCCGGCAACGGTTAATTCCGAAGCCGAATCGACCGGGGCAATTCCGGCCACTGGGGATACCGACCATGAAAGATCGTCTCGTGCAAATGGCGTTGAAACTCGTGCTGGAACCTATCTTCGAGGCGGATTTTTATCCGACTTCGTATGGGTTTCGCCGGGGGCGAAGCACCCTTGACGCACTCGCGATGATCCAACGACAGTTGCAACCAACCTGTCAAGGAGACTCACCTATTGGGTACGTCATCGAAGGGGATATCAAAGGCTGCTTCGATAACATCGACCACCATCGGCTCATGGAACAGGTACGACGGCGGATTAATGACAGCAAAGTGCTGCGCTTAATCCACGCGTTCCTCAAAGCGGGCATTATGGCGGAAGGGACGTTGCGCCATCCGGTGACGGGGACGCCACAGGGCGGGATTATCTCGCCGATGCTGGCGAACATCTACCTCACCGTATTGGACGCGCGCTACCGGCGATGGATTCCCGGACCAAACGAGGCACCCGACAATGCGCAATTGCGTCGTCGTCGGGACATACGCAAAGGACGGCCAACCTTCTACCTGGTGCGCTATGCGGATGATTTTGTCATCCTCACGAATGGCACCCAGGAAGAAGCCGAAGTGGAAAAGGTCGCGCTCGCGGAGTTCCTGCAACAGGAATTAGGGATGGAACTCTCGATGGAAAAGACCCTCGTTAGCTCCGTGGACTCAGGTTTTGGGTTCCTCGGATATCGAGTGGTCAAAGAGCGAGCGATTCTGTCGAAGCGTCCGGTGGGCAAGTTGTATATCCCGAAAGAGAAACTGCAACAAGTCCGCGATAAAATCCGGACACTCACCGGCAAATCCACCATCTGGATGACGATGGACGACCTGCTCAAATCGTTGAATCCATTAATCGTGGGATGGCGGAACTATTTCCGATACGCAATTGGCGCAAGTAAAGAGTTCGCCAGTCTCGATCGGTTTGTCTGGTTACGCATCCAGAAATGGGCGAAACGAAAACATTCAAAGCTGAACAGTCACGAAATCCGACGGCTGTATGCCCGTCAGGAAAGTCCCACACGCTCGACGTGGGGCGGTGATAAAAAGCTCTTGATGCGCTTCGGACAGGGACGGACACAACGCTATTTATGTCGAGGCACCAGAATATCGAACGGGTGGAACGACGAGATCGACGGTTTACAACCTTCTCGTGAGGTTGCCCGTCCTCTCTCGGGCTTTACGATGGTCGGCGAAAATCTCTGACTCTGACCGTGGGATTTCCCACGCTGGAGAGCCGGATACATTGAAAGGTGTACGTCCGGTTCGGTGAGAGGGGTGAAGAAACCTGCCGCTGAGAAGCGGTAAGGCGCTTCGCGTCCTACTCTATGGTCTACGAGACTGATGTCTTCGAGGGCACGGTGCAGCCCGGCGATGCCCTGAAGGTGTCCGGGAACGGCAAGCTCTGTGCCGGCGTGCAGACCGGCGAGCAGACCATCGCTCGCGCGCTCGCGGTGCGGGACGGCCTGCTGAAGTTCATCCTGCTGATCTAAGCGCGGAAAGGAGCGTATCACGAACATGCAGACGACCATGAGTCAAGCGTATATGGCGAAGATGGCCGCGTTGATGGCGCAGGCGCTGGAATCCCCCGAGGGGATGCGCGCGCTGGCGGCCGCCATTGCCGCGCCCATCGAGCAGGAGATTGCCCGCAAGGAAATCTCCTCGCTGCTGCTCACCCAGCACACCTTGCCCAAGGGCGAGCGGCCGCTGTACCAGAAGAAGCCGCGCGTGAAGGCCTACTGGATTTCCACCGAAGGCGAAATCCGCGAGCAGCAGCTCGGCCAGGACGAGGTGGAACTGTCCACGAATCGCATCCACTCGAACCCGATGGTGGACGTGCAGGTGCTGAAACACGTGCGCCGCGACAGGCAATTCGGTATCCCCAACTAAGTTGGGATAGGTCGAGAGAAATACCTATAGGTCAACCGACTTACTTGGAGCCGAAAGGTGAAGGGGACCATCGCATGTCGGTAACGCGAAAAACGAAGAGAAAACGCTGAAATCGTTGTTTCGCAAGACCTGCGCGATATGGTGAAAGCTAGACTGCCTGAAGCCCAATCCCGATGACGTAGAGGACCGTCTACTCCTACAGCGTTTAAGAGGAGTATCGCTCCGAGGTGTGTTCTCCGTGTTTGGATATGCCGATCTCTCCGGAGCGAATCACCGGACAATCCGTCCGGTTAACGGATGAGTGGGCCACCTAAGTCGTGCTATTTCGTACCGAATTGAGTAAGCGCGGGATAGCCTACGGGGCGCGAGCCCTATGGCTACAGAGCCCTCACAGTAGTCTGAGCGCGGGAAAGCCGCGTACATGGCGATAGGGGGCAGGTATCCGGACATTCAAAACGTGAGGTACGCGAGATGCGAAACGCCGAAGCGATTTTGCATGTCATTCGTGAACAGGGCAAACGGGGTTTGCCGCTGGGGAATGACCTGTATCGACAACTGTATAACCCCTCGCTCTATCTATTGGCATATAGTCGGATTTACGGCAATGCCGGAGCGATGACGCAGGGGGCAACCGAGGAAACCGTGGACGGAATGTCACTGAAGAAAATCGAGCGTATCATCGAGCAATTGCGCGATGAACGATACCGATGGACACCGGTACGACGCGTCGAGATTCCCAAGAAGAATGGGAAGACGCGCCCGCTCGGCATTCCCACCTGGTCGGATAAATTGCTGCAGGAAGTGATTCGCCTCCTCTTAGAAGCGTATTACGAACCGCAGTTCTCCGACGCCAGCCATGGGTTCCGACCGAACCGGGGCTGCCATACCGCACTCCACAGCATTGAGGAATGTTGGATCGGCACCAAATGGTTCATTGAAGGCGATATCCGAGGGTGCTTCGATAATATCGATCACGAAATATTGATGTCTATCCTCAGCGAACGGATTCAGGATAATCGCTTTCTGCGGTTGATCAGCAATCTGCTCAAGGCTGGATATCTGGAGCAGTGGACGTATCACGCCACCTTGAGTGGGGTGCCCCAGGGGGGAATCGTCTCACCCATCCTCAGTAATATCTATCTTGACCGATTGGACAAATATGTCGAACAGACGTTGCTCCCGGCTAACACTCGTGGGGAGAAACGGCAGGAGAATGCCGACTACGCCAAACTCGTAAAGCGCAAATATTATCTGCGGAAAGCGGGACGGTATCAGGAAGCCAGGGAGACCGAAAAACGGTTCCAACGGATGCCCTCCAAAGATGAACACGACCCGAACTTCCGCCGCTTGCACTACGTGAGATACGCGGACGACTGGCTCATTGGATTCATTGGCCCAGTCTCCGAAGCGGAAGCCATCAAGGAGCAACTACGAACGTTCCTGCGCGATCACCTCAAGCTAGAACTCTCGCCGGAAAAGACCTTGGTGACCCATGCGCGCACACAGGCCGCCAAATTCCTGGGTTATGAAATTGTCGTCACCCATGATGACGCCAAACATACCAACGGACGCCGTTCGATCAACGGCAATATCGGTCTTCGTGTTCCCGCGCAATTCATTCAAGCGAAGTGCGCGCGCTATATGCAGGATGGCAAATCGATTCATCGTCCGGAACTGGTGAACGAAAGCGACTTTAGTATCGTTCACGAATACCAGGCGAAATACCGGGGGTACGTCCAGTATTACAAACTGGCGCATAACCTTTCCTGGTTGGCTCAAGTGCAATGGGTGATGCAAAGCTCGCTGCTGAAGACGCTTGCATGCAAGCATAAAAGTAGTATGCAGACCATCGCCAATAAATACAAGACGACCGCGCGATTCGCGCATGGTCTTCGTAAATGCCTTGAAGTCACCGTGACACGGAAAGGTAAACAGCCTCTGGTGGCTCGATTTGGCGGTCTCTCATTGACCCGTGACCGGCACGCAACGATCAGTGACTTGTCGGACACCAACATGAGGCCACCGCGGAGCGAACTACTGAAACGGCTACTGGCCGAGACGTGTGAACTCTGCGGGAGCACGGACGATGTACAAGTACATCATATTCGTGCGCTGAAAGACCTCAAACAAGCCGGCAAGAAAGAACGCCCGCTGTGGCAACAAGTCATGGCGGCACGTCAACGAAAAACGCTGGTGGTGTGTCGAGTGTGCCATACGGCAATTCATCAGGGAGAAACCCCACATGCTCATACAACACGATAGTGGATACCGGGAGAGCCGTGTGATGCGAAAGTATCACGCACGGTTCGTCGGGGGGCTAACGGAAAAGGGATCGCAAGATTACCTCGCCGGTAGCCTACCCACTGGCAACATCGGCACGTTGATGGATATCCAGCAGGCGGCCGCCGACGAAATCCGCAAGGAAATCGACAAGCGCACCATCAGCGTCATCGCCGCGGCGGTGCCGAGCGCCAATGTCATCGAAATAGCGGGGAGCACGCTCACTGAGACGGCGCTGAACGAGGCAATGTCGCGGCTGGAAGACCTGGAGCTGTCGGCCAAGTATATCGTCATGCGCGGCCGCCGCTTCAACGACCTGCGCGACTGGGATCTCGATCCGCAAACGCAGTTGGAACTGCGCACCAAGGGCGTGATCAAGAACTACGGCACCGGCGGCATCCTGCTCACCGCGTCGGCGGCGCTGAATGAAGTGCTCATCCTCCCGGAGGATGAAGTCGGCAAGATGCCCATCCGCGAGACGCTGAAGACCGAGGCCATCGACCGGAAAGAGCGCTTCAAGACCGGCTGGCTGGTCTGGTCGGAACTCGGCCAGGGCATCCTGCGCCCCGATATCCTGGTGAAGATCAAGCTGCTCGGGGTGAACAACCCGCCCACCGTCAGCCTGGCGAACCCGTCTGCCGTCAACCTGGAAGCGACGGTCGTGCCGACGGCCACCGATGGCGACAACGGCCTGGCGCAGGTGCTGCTGCTCTGGGGCGACGGGAACTCGACCGACGGCGTAGTGAGCGGACAGGACTACCAGCACACCTATGCGGCGGCGGGCAGCTATCGCATCACCCTGGTGGCCACCGATAAGACGGGGCAGACGGCTACCGCGAGCAAGACGGTTGTCGTGACCGCCGGATAAGGAGACGCCATGAGTTACACCATTCGCAATATCCGCCCGTCGGTGCTCTACATCCCGGATGCGGCGCTGCGGTTGGAGTCCGGGCAGGCGGCCGTGGTGACCACGCTCTCGCCGCAGATGGGGGAGCTGGTCGCGCTGCGGGCCATCGAGGTGGTGGCGAACGATCTCCCGCGCATCGCGCCGGCGGTCGCCAGCACCGTGCCGGACGCGCCACCGCCGCCCGCTGAATCTCCCGTGACGAAACGCGGGGGGCGGGCAGCGGCCACCCCGTCGTCGGAGCCCGAGGCGTCCCATGACGATCAGTGAGCTGATCACGGCGATGCGCACCGATCTGGGCGATCCGGACGGCATCCTGTTTGCCGATCCGGCGCTGCAGCGGTGTCTCATCCGGGCGATCTACCCCGTGCGGCAGGATACCGGCGCGGCCCTGCTGCCTATCAACGGGGAGATCGTCCCGGCCCCGGACGGGCTGGTGGCGGAACTGCTGCTGCTGCTGGCAGAAAGCTACGCGTGCAGCATCATGCGTGGCAAAACCGCCAACGCCGTCAACGTGTCCTCCGGGGACAAGCGCATCGAGCGCACGAACCAGGCGAAATACTGGGCCGAACTGGAAGCGGATTTGCTGGCCCGGTACCGCCAACGGGTCACGGACCTGCAGGGCGGTGATCTGTTCATCACCCCACCGCGCGTGCGTCCGGTGATCTTTGAGCAGGGGAGCGACGTATGACGCTGGTGACGGACAGTGAACGCGCGCAGGCCGTCGCCGATGTGCGGGCCATCATCCTGGCGGCGGGGCAGGAGGCGCAAGTCTCCCGTCCGGTCGCCGGGGAACGGCTCTACGGGACGGACGCGGCCGAGTATGCGCCGGTCGGCACCATCCCGCTGGAATGTGTGCCGACGCCGCCGGAAGAGCTGTCGCAAAAGATCGACGGCACCGCGCACCTCCTGCCGGAGACTGATGTCCAGCCGCAGGATCGGCTGCTCCTCAATGGGGTGACGTATCGCGTGCAGACCATCCGCCCGGAGCGGTGGTTCGGAGTGGTCACCCACCAGGTGGTGTCGTTGGTGCGCATCCATGGGAGTTGAACGCTTTGGTGATTGGGAGAAAGCACGGCGCTTGCTGGCACAACAGCCCGGCGCACGATTGGCGCTGGCCGTCCGGCAGGCCACGGTGAAGGCCGCCATCCTGCTGGTGCGGGAAATCCAGCGCGGCATTCGCAGTCAGGCGCCGGGTGGGCAGCCCTTTGCGCAGTTGGCGCAGTCAACCATCGACCGCAAAGGCTCCAGCAAGGCGTTGATCGACACCGGTTTTTTGATGCACAGCATTACGCACCGCATCCTGCGGGATCGGGCGTTCGTGGGGTTGCTCAAGACGACGATGTACCGTGATGGCGAATCGGTGGTCAACATCGGCGCTGTGATGGAGTATGGGGCGACCATCCCCATGCCCAACGGGACAACGGTCATCATTCCGCCGCGCCCCTTTCTGCATCCCGTGATGGTGCAGTACCGAGACGAGATTCTGGACCTGTATCGCGAGGCGCTGCGCACCGCCTTGCACGGAGGGTGAGATGGAGACGATTCGGCTGGCGACGGAAGCGCTCATCCGCCTGCTGAAAACGGAGATCGACCCCGACGCCGTGCTGGTGGCCGCGGATGATGTGTTCGAAGCGGTGCAGGTGCCGGCGCTGCTGGTGCAGGGGCCGACGCTCACTGAGGATGGACGACGGCGCACGTTAGCACATTGGGCGGCGCGAGATCAGGCGGCGATGACCTTCACCGGCGGCGCCTCTCCCCGCCTCTACCATCTGGACTTTGACCTGGTGGTGTCGACCGGCACGGAGCGGACCTTGTTAACGCTGACCGGCCAGGTCGCCAGCCTGTATCAGCGGCATCCGGTGCTGGCGGTGGATGGGTTAGGCGCGTTGCCGCTGACGGAACTGACGCCCTTAGGGGGCATGCGGCGGGTGAACCTGTCGAATCTGCGCCAGGCCTCGGGACGCCTCCGGCTGGAGGATTGCCCGGTCGGCGATGACATCATCATGCACTCGGAATCGGGTCAACTGGTCGGGACGGTGCGTCTCGAGGTGGCCCTGAAAGGAACAGTATGATAGAGATCACCAATACCTTGTTTCAGCCGTTGACGCTGCAGACAACGACGGGCGTCGGCGTCCACCTGGCACCGCGCGGGCGGGCCACACTCAATGACGCCGAGATATCCGAAGAGATGCGCCGGGCGGCACGTCGGGGCTTCATTCGCCTGCAGCCAGCACCGATCTCGCCGGAACCCATCGGAGACGAGGCCATTGTTAGTAAGACTGGCAAGCGGAAGGAGGGCTAATCGATGCCCAGTTATCTCTCGCCGGGGATTTATCCCCGTGAAACCGACTTTTCGTTCTACGTGAAGCAGCTCTCCACCAGTGCCTGCGGCATGCTGGGCATCGCCGAAAAGGGCCCGATCCACGAGCCGACGCTGGTGACGAGTTGGGAGCAGTTCCTGCGCGCCTTCGGGGGGTACCTCGCCGCGGGCTATCTCGCCTATGCCGCGCGGTCCTTCTTCGACAACGGCGGCGGCGTGCTGTGGGTCACCCGCATTGCCCATGCCACCGATCCGACCGACCCGACGACGATCACGGCCACCGCCGCCAGCGTCACGCTGAAAGACCGGCACGCGACGCCCGTCAATACGTTGACGCTGCGGGCGCTCACGCCGGGCAGTTGGGGCCGCCGGCTGTCGGTGACCGTGCAGGATGGGACGCGTAATCCGGATACGGAATTCACGCTGGTGATTAAGGAGAACGGCAACATCGTCGAGGTGTTCACCGATCTCTCCCTGGTCGAAACGGCGACGAACTATGTCGAACTGGCGCTCAATGGGCGATCGGGCTATCTCACCGCCGAGGACCTGCACAGCGCGTCGACCCCGCCGACCAATCGTCCGGCCACCGGCACGTTTTCGTTGACGGGGGGCGACGATGGCTTGACCGGCCTCACCGACCAGGACTTCATCGGCGATCCCGGCGCGCACACCGGCCTCTATGCCTTTGACCGCGTGGAGGCGCTGAATCTGCTCTGCGTGCCGGGGGTCACCACGCCGGAAGTCATTATCGCCGGCCTGGGCTACGCCGAAAACCGCAAAGACCTGCTCTTCCTGGTCGATGCGCCGTATGGCGTCACCCCGCAGGAGGCGCTGGAATTCCGCAAGGGGGCGGGGGCGTACAGTCATGCGGCCTTCGAGTCGTCGTATGGGGCGCTGTTTTACCCCTGGCTGCGCATCAGCGATCCGCTGACCAGCGCGAAGAAAGACATTCCGCCGACCGGCGCGGTGGCGGGGTGTATCGCGCGCTCCGACCAGGCCGCCGCCGTGTGGGCCGCGCCGGCAGGGACCAGACGCGGTCGCGTCCGCAATGTGCTGGGGCTGGGCTATGTGACGAACCAAGCGGAACGGGATGTGCTCTACCCGGAGGGCATCAATTGCATCGCCGCGTTGCCCGACACCGGCATCTGTCTCTTTGGCCAGAAGACGCTGCAGTCGCAGCCATCGGCCACTGACCGCATCAACGTGCGGCGGTTGATGATGCACATCGAGAAGGCGGTCGCCAAATCCGCGCAGTTCGTGGTGTTCGAGCCGAATCTGCCCATCACCTGGCGGGCGCTCATCCGGCTCATCGCCCCGTTCTTGCAGGACATCAAGGACAAGGGCGGGGTGTATGACTTCGCCGTCCAGTGTGACGAGGAG